GCCAAGTTGGCGGCATTCTGCTTGGCGTTGACGATCTCTGGCGTCAGGATCTTCTTGGTCACGTCATCCATCAGAAACCCCTCTCAGTGTTGCGCTCCTGCATTCCAATTCCAAGCAGGCCAGTGCCAGCGGCTGCGGCTGACAGGTTTTTAAGATGTGCTAGGCGCGGGTCGAAGCGGGCGAATTGGCTGCGAACCTGATTTGGATACATTCGCGCTTCAATCGTTGATGGCATAAACGCACGTTCAATTGATTCAGCTTGATCATCCCTTAATTTCCCATCAGGAAAATATTTACTAAAATAACCGCCGACATCGACCATGTCGTTAAATGTTACACCACTGAAACCCTGTGCCTTTGCGGCTCGGACAATATCATCCGTCCTTAAAATATCTTCGCCATATATTGCAATATCTTGCTGATCTGTCAAAATATTTGGCAAGTATGGTGCATTGCCGCCACCAGCGCGCATTGATGGCGTCAATCTATTAAAGTTTGCACCTCCAGCTTCTATGACTGGTGAGCCGTTCATGGCACGCATTGTCAGTGGCATGATGCTGCCGCTGTCTCTGGGTGCGTATGTGTATGCCAAATCAGGATTGTTTGTCGCAAAAACTGCTTGATTGTTGAAACTGGTAAAGTCCTCGCCAGTTCCGCTATATAAACCGCTTTCATGTCCGATCTGCTTTGCTCGCGCCATTCGGCTGGCTGCATCCATAGGCAGATCATAGTTGCGATAAAGATATTGATTGAGGTTGGCGTTCAGCACAGGATCGCCCATGTCCAGCATTTCTTCGGTAACGTCATCGCTACGTCCAGACCGAAGTAAGTCAACGATCTCAGCGCCACGCACAACCGCAGGATCTGCCTGCTTGGCCAGCATGGCCGCAACGTCATCGGGAATTGACAGAGTTTTACCACCCTTGGCCAACGCGCCAATGCCGTCAGCAAGCAGACCAGCCAGTGTCTGAGCCTTGCCAGCCATCAGTAATAACCGCGCATCACATTCACCAACTGCTCAGGCGACATCATTGGCTGTGCCTGCGGGGCAGAATTGATGGCGCGCAGCATGGCCGCAGTGTATTCATCCATGCCGCCATATCCGCCCACCAGTGGCTGCTGCGAGATCGGCTGCAATTGCATCGGGCGCACCTCTGGCCGAGGTGGCGGGGCCACCATCATCGGGTTGCCCTGCGGCCGCGCCATCGGACGGCGCTGCGGCATCTGCTGTTGCATCTGCTGCATCTCAGCCTGACGCTGGTTATACCCAAGTGGGCGCACGCCGATGGCGTTCAGCAGGCCAGAGCGCAGTCCGCCGACGAACTTGTCACCCGACCGACCAGCGCCGCCACCGTCAACCATGTCACGCAGGCTGGTATATCCGCCGCCGCTGTTATTCTCTGCACCGCTACCGAACATCAGGCAATCCCTTTCAAATTACGCCGCAGTGGCTTGCCCCAAGACACGGACTTGCCACCCATCGCCGTCACCCCGTCACCAGCCAGCGTCAAGCAGACGGCGTCTGCGATGTCTGGCGAGTGCAGCCCACGGCGCTTCATCTCGTCCTTGCTCTCGGCCTTCATCTTGCCGTTGCTGCTGAAACTATACCTGATCGCGGTCAATTCGGCAAGCAACTGTTCATTCTTAGGCAGTCGGCTGGTGCGCTCCTCCAGCATCCCGCGCATCTTGAACCACAATTCACTGCGAAGATTGGTGTAAGTCCCGCCCATCGACGGAGCCTCGGACACATTCACGCCGCGCACTGGCAGCCCCAATTCGCGCAGGCGGTCAACCACGCCGCCGCCCATGCCGATCACGTCAACCAGTATCTCCACGGGCTGCATGGATGGTGGCAGGCCGTCATACTGCGCCTTCACGCGGCCCACGGTCTGCATCAGATCCAGCCCCTGCCAACTGCTGACCGCCGTCCACACCGAGCCAGCGCGCTCTGCCAGTGCCGACTTGTCCGATCCAAAGCGCGCCACGTCCAGACCCCAGACAATCGTGCCGCCCTTGGCAGGCTCAATGTCGCGCTCCATCGCACTGTCCACCAAGTGAAACGGGATGATCGTGTCGTCGTCGGCCAGCGGGAACTCACCCAAGACGCGGATGCGAAACGCATTGCTATCCTCGCCGTAGCGCAGCCTCATCTCGTCAACGAACTCATCGCTGACCAGCTTACTCTCGACGCAGGACCAGCGGCGCGTCCACCAAGATCCAGCCAGCCGCGTTTGGCTTTCGTAAAACGTGCCGCTGGAGCGTGTCGGGTTGGATAGCAGGATCGTCACCGCCGAGTGACCCGACATCGACCCCGCAGCGGCCTCAAAGACGGCCTCTGGCACGCCTGACGCCTCGTCCACGACCAGCATGACATTCTCAGAGTGAACCCCAGCCAGCGCCTCTGGCGTCTCGGCACGCGATGTCCGAGCAGAGATAAACGCCTCAGACGGCGCGGCGATCAGTTCAACGCGATCAGACTTCACCGTCAGCATCGACTTCAGCGGCGCTGGCAGTTCGTTGATCCAACGCTTTAACTCCGCAAAAAGTGCGTCGAATAACTGTCCGCTGGTGGGTGCAGTCACGACGACCTTGTTGGGAAACCTCAACAGCAGATACCACAGCATCGCCCACGAGGCCGCCGTTGACTTACCCGTGCCGTGGCCAGAGCGGATCGAGATCTTGCGCTCACCGCTGGCCAGAGCCTGCAGGAACTCGGCCTGATACGGCTGCGGCTCGACGCCGAGGATCTCGCGCACGAACAGCACGGGATCGTTGTGATACGCGGCGACAAATGCCTCCATCGGGTTTTCGTCGTTACTCATCCTCGTCACCCGTCACGTCGATGGCCACCGCGTCAATCAATCCAACACGCACCTTACGCAGCGCGTCCAAGTGCATATCGCCAATGCTGATGGTAACCGACTTCTCCTTCGGCGCAAACCTGTCTGGATGGTTGATCGCGGCAAACCACTTGCGCGTGTCAATCCGCTGCTTGGCCGCCGCCACGTCCTGTGACGTCAGGTCAGCCTTGACCGCCAGCGCATCGGCAATTTGAAGCGTATCCTCTGCCATCAACTCCGCGCTCTCGCGGCGTGCCTCATCCAGCAGCTTGCGATACTCAGGATGCCCGTTGATCTGTCGGCTGACATAGGCGCGATCCATGCCAATGTCAGCCGCCAGAGCCGCAATCGACTTCCCGTTTGCAATGTGAGCGTAAACGAACTCTGGCCCGCCGAGGTCAGCCAGAACCTCAAACAATTTTTTCTTCATCGGTCTGCCTGCCATCGGTGTCTCCTCCGTCCAGCAATTTATAAAAATTTTTATACACGGCGGGCGTGTGTTTGCATAGGGGTGGGGGGGGTCTACATATTTGGCTGGGTAAAAATCTGTGTGTGTTGGGTTGTCATAGCAACCGCACCCCGAAAACGTGCGGGTGGGGGGGGGTCAAAAGATGCCTGCCAGATCGGGCGGATGTTAGCGCTAACATCCGATAATCACTATTATGTAATGTGCGCACTCTAATGATATCAATGACTTAGCATATTTAGACAAAAGATAACGCCGACCTATGCTGTGCGTGCATGGGTCGGCGCTGTTTGACTGTGCAGAAATGTGTAGACAGATGGTCGGCTGTGCGTTCCCGCGCACACACGCGAGGCAGCGTGTCGCCGTTGTGGTGGTCAATGCAACATCACGTCACCATCCATAGCCTCAGTCATCACCGCCTTGACGGCACGCGACACGGACAGACATATCTCCTGCAGGTCCGTGCCGCTTTCAATCTCGGACCACATGATTTCTGTCCACATATCAACGAGTTCCTCCACAGTGTTGGGATCGCACTCATCGACGTTTACGTCCATCATCATTATGATCCGCAGCGGTTTACTCATCGCGCAACTCGTCCATCACGCACTCATACGCAATGCCCGCGTATGCCATCAGGTCAACGTAATGATCACGCTTGCTTGGGCTAATGCGCGCCCGTGCAATCTTCGCCGCGATCAGGACCATCACCACGTCATGCGCGGTTAAGTCCTTGCCAGTCGCAATGGAGGCGATCTTGGCGATGTTGTCGTGGTTACCAACTGGATCGCCGTAGTCCATGTGACGGTCGCCGCAGGTGATCTCCTCTGCCTCACGCAGCAATTGTGCGCGCAGTGCGACTGGCTTCTCTGGAACTTTCACATCAGCCCACCCCTGCATGGATGCAGCCTTGCTGATGCCGCGTGGATCATAGCCGAATGATATCACGTTGAGCGCCTCCATCAGCTTATCCTGAATTGGCGTCAGCTTCGGATCCTTATGCTCCCTGAGATGCGCCAGCCCATTGCGGTCGATGAAATCGTCCAGCGCCTTCTCATTAATTGTCGGCCCGACACTCGCAAGTTCGAGCGCCTCGTCCACCGTCATGCTGCCCTTGCCGCCTGCTGTTTTCTTGACTTTCAAAATATGACCTCCCCGTCATCAAGTTCTGGCAGCGGCCCTATATTGGTAACCTCCGCCTCAGTTCCAAAGTGCTTGCGCGCCTCTGCTACCACATCCGATAGCAGACTGCCGTGATATGCCACAAGTGCCAGCACCATTTCACGCTCGGTAATTATTCTGGCATCGGGCAGACGCTCGGCCACCTCCTGCCATTTCCGTCCATCTTTCAGTATCGCAAACTTGATCCCCTCAGCCTCCACCTCCCACACGTCCGTAGAGAGCGCCAGATGGCCCCTAGAGAGCGCCTCGGCATCCATTATGACCAGACCCCGCCTGCAACTCTCAACCCACTTCAAAACGTCTCCCACGCAGTGTGCGTCCATCGCCTCATTCAGCTTGGCCATCGCCAGTCCATACTTCGCCGCCGTTTCTGTTGACACCAACTCCTCCAGCCTGCCGATGCCCCACTTCCAGTCCATCCGCTGCGTGTCATGTGTCAGCGCCCCGACCATCGTGTCACACTGCTGCTCCTCGACGCTCATCCTCGGACTGATCACGCGATCAGACTTCATGTGTCGAACTGGCCGCTTCACCACCGTCTTCTTACTGCTTGCCTTAGCCATCGACTTTCACCCCCTCAAACTGACCCAACTCGGCGCACCTCATTTTCCGCACCCTAAACCCCGCCAACATCAGGCGCACTTTAGGCGCACTACCTACCCCCCCTAAAGGGGGGGTATAGGATAGGTGCGCCGAAACTGCGCGCAACTGTCTTGTTCCGAACCGCCAAAAAGGCGCACTAGGCGCACCTCGGCGCACCTCAAATCTCAAGGTGCGCCACCCACGCCAAGACCACGCCAAGACCACACCACTGCCCATCAAAGCGTCCCCATCGACGGCATATCCGTCTCCACGCAGCGCACCATTTTGACCTCCAGCCCGTCCAGTTCAAGCTGCTCACGGACGGCCAGAATGTTCTCGCCGCAGATGTATTTGTTGCTGAAGGGGATGTATGTGTTGAACCCCTCAAACGGGCCAGCGCCGAAGGTGACGACCATGATTGTCCAAAATGTTGTCATGGCTTGACCTCCAGTTCGGCGGCTTGGATGTGCTTGTGTGCATCATTCCACGTTGCGCACTCTGGGTCGTCAGGCGTTTCAATCGGCCCCATAGCACCGCAACGACATGACACTTGCCGCCCCTCATATCCGTCAGGTGTGCAACGGCAAAACGGGCATGACTTCAATTCAGGTGCGGTCATTCTTCTTCTCCCTCGATTTTCTCAAACGTGAACGATGGCACACCATTGAGTGTATCCACCCGCACAAAGCCGATTACATGGGCAGGGTCATTGTCATCAAGTGCCTCACGCTTTGTGCCGTATGACCATCCCAGAGAACCATTCAAAAGCACCACGGTCCACGTTGTTATCGCTACAGGCGCGGGCTTGCCACGGTATACAACGTTCAATTCCCAAGTTGGCTTAAAGGCAGAATGCCATTTATCTAAATGATAATGTTCCCACCCATGCGGCCAGTTCTGTAATTCAGATCGCTCTGTTACGCTGAGTAACCGTAATGGAATGCGGTTTGTTGTCGGATCAAATGTCATTCCGTTTCCTCCATGTAAGCGTCAGCGATCACGATGGCCGCATACTCGTAAATCGTCATGCCGTCAGGCGTGTTGCGGTCCAGCCACTCGATCACGTCAAGTTGCAGGAATTGAAACACAAGTCCGTGCGTCTTTTGCTGCAAGACTGACCGCACATATGACGGGACCATACCGTATTTGCGGGCGATATCAGAGATGGTCATGCCGCTGCGCCAGTCGTCTGTCATCATTCGGCGGTTGGCATATTTGCCACTCGGTGGCAGCCCGCGCAGGCGCTTAAACGTGATGCCATTGTCGCGGCAGATGTTGTGGATCGTGGTGCGCGACACGCCCAAGATGTGCATCGCATCGGCGCAAGTGTTTGCTTGGATCACGTCCATCTCATGCTGCGTGCTTTTGCGTTTGTTCTGTGGCATTACTCATCCCCCTCAAAAAATCCCAAGACCACGTCAGCGAGTGCGAACGCGGGCCAGAATACGATGACCAGCGCCATCAGGGCGCGCATCGCCCAAGCCTTCAACTCTCGCTCATCGTCATTGACTAGGTGACTTAGAAAATTCTCCAGTGACCTCGACAACGACAGCAGCCAGACCGCTGGCAGTGCGTAAAGGATCAAAGCTATTTCCATCATTTGACTTCTCCATTTTCATTTGAACGTAAATCTGTGACTGCCAACTGGACTGCCGCGTCAGAGATAATAAAACGCAAAACATCTTTGACTGGCAGATCCATCGCCATCGCCGCCTTGTCGATCATGCGAAAGCAGTAATGATCTAGGCAGATTTTGATGTTGCGATCCCCATTCGGTGACAGCCTGCTGCGTATTCTTTTGTATCCACTCATTCGAACTTCGCCGCCACTGGCATATCCGCCTGATCCTGATACTTGCCCTCATAGGCAGCATATTGCAGCGTGCGGTGGAACAGCACCTGCGCGATGCCAGCGCCTGCGGGAATGTATATCTCCTTCTCACCCCAGTAGGCCAATTCCAGCGTCAGGAACCCCCGCCACGCTGGCTCTATGACCGTATTGAATACTGACAGCCCCTGCCGCGCCCAGCTTGACTTGTCGTGGACAACGCCCACCAAGTTCGGCGGCATATCAAACTCCTCAATGGCGCTGGCCAGTGTGAAACGCTTGGCAGACGACAGCCACGTTGGCTGCTTGAGGCGGATATCAAATCCAGCCTCGGTCAAGCCGTGGCTGACGCCATGCTCGCGGCGTTTCTCTGTCAGCATATTCTTGATTGGCGCAAGTTCGAGCAGCGCCGTCCCGTTGATGATCATTTTGTAATCTCCAAAAAATGTCTTTGATTTTCTTCAACATATGACAGCGGAAGAATTGTCATCAGGTCTCCCCTGTTCGGGCGCGTGTGCAAGCCGAATGGACCCTTGTAATATTTTGTGCATCTGGCGCGCAGGTCGTCGATGATGTCAGACGGGTTTATCAGGTGAAAACCCTTTTGAGACCGCAGGGCAATCATCCTGTCAATTCCGTTTGGCACGCCCCACCCCTTTTGTGGTGTCGGCCTATTTACGGTGCGTAACTCCCACCACAAGGCATAGTCAGTGTCGCCATGCCTGTGCGTGCTTTTTGGACCCTTGATGTCAACCCGACCAAACTCGGCATCCATCACGTCCCAATGCTCGTTCATATCCTCATCCCGCGTGGCCATGCGAAGGATCTTATCCCCGCGAAGGCCGACGAACTCCAACTCGGCACTGACGCCGTTGTTACCCATGATAAAACTCCCGTTGTGTGCTTTAGTGGGCCACATTTATAACCTAATTGTGGCCCCGTCAACGGGTTTATAGTCCAGCCTCGTCACCATTTATCCAGACGCCGACGATGATTGCAGCGACTTCCCTGCGCGCCACTTCATCGCGCACCATCTCGCGCCGCAGCACATCGGTGTCTATCCACTTACGCACAATTGACTTGATGCGGCCCTTGTCCTCTGGCTTGTCCACGTCGAGGTTCAGCACCTCGGCAACGGCCAGCCCGATCCAGTTCTTTGCCTGCACATTCTCGCGCATCGGATCTGGCGCATTGCCGACGATCTTCTGGACCGCCATCGCGTGCCGAGCCGTCACCCCGTCGAAGGCGTCTGGCATCTCAAAGTTCGTCGCCACGCCGACCCACTCACTGTTGGCAATCTGCACGCCGATCATTTTGTAATATGTCGCCTTGGCTGACGGTGGAGCCAAGTTGGCCTTGCCATCATCTATACGGAATATACCAACAGCATCTTTCTCAGGTATCCCCAGCTTCATAAGTTCATCTGGGCTAACCTTATTGATAACACGCGCCGCCCGCACCGCGCCGATCAGCGCACCAGCGCCACGCACGCTGTCGATGCTGGCATCCTCGCCACCCGTCTTGCGGATGTGGTGGACCAGCATGACGCTGCTGTCGGTGACATCGGCAATGCGTCGAACCTGCGCCACGGCCTTGTTCATCTGGACGTTGTCATTCTCTAAGATGTCGTTGGCCCCTATCCACGGGTCGATGAACGTCACGCCGATGCCATGCTCAATGATCTTGGTCTGCATATGCTGGATCAGCTTCTCGTTGACCACGACCTCGCCACGCGACAGGGCGGTAAACTTCATGCTGAAGTCTCGGCCAGCGTCGAGGAACAGCCAGCCCTCGACCTCCTCACGCTTGATGCCGTAATGCTTCATCACGGCCAGCACGCGCCGCTGCATTTCATCAATCGGATCCTCCAAGTTGACCAAGTAGACCTTGGTGCGCTCATGCACAGTCTCACCCAGCAGTGGCCTGCCAGTGCAGATGGACAGCGCCTCAACGATCTGCAGAGATGTCTTGCCGTTGCCGCCAGCCGCAGCCAGCAGGCTGACAAACCCGCGCAGGTAATGCTTGCCGTATATCCACTGTCTGGGGCGCAGCGTGGCCGCATCGAACATGGTGTATGCTGTCGGGAAGGTTGGACCACTGACCGTGTCTGGAACGTCTACATGGGTCTCCGCCTGATCGCTTACGCCGACCACCTCCCGCGTGACGGTGATGTCCGCGAAACTGAAATCCTCCAGATCGTCTGCATCTGGCGGAGCGCCGATGTCTGCCATTGGCTCTCGGAATGGGTCAGGCGTGCGCGGGTTGATTTCCTCGCCATATGCCCGCACCGCCGCCTTGAAGTCGCCGCCGTGTTCATAGTGGACGTATAGGTCAAAGGCGTCACCCCACGCATACGCCATCTCGCCAATGCTCTTGGCCGAGCCAACACCCGCCGCCGCATCGCTGCCAGACAGGCTGACCCAATGATCGCCAAAGTCTTTCGTGGCGTATGATCCCGATGACTGGTAGCGGCTCTTGTATTGCTGGCTGCTGCCTTGGCGTTCATATCCATACAGGGCAAGCAGGTCGCTGATGCGCGTATTCTCGTTGAACACGTCCACAGGGTTGCGCTCGTTTGGCTTTTGCAGCATCCGCTTCTCGCGCTCGGCCAGACGCTTGGCTCGGTCCAGTGCAGACTGGCGCTCGGTCTCGGCCTCCCACTTCAAGATTGCGTCAACGCGATCCTGCAGGATTGACTTGGTGCATTCAAAGAAGCCCTCGCCCGCGTCACGCTCGAACTGATAGAACAGCGGCTCACCGTTTTCGTCTCTGCGCTCTGGCGGCACGTTTGGCAGGAACACGGGCTGACCAGCGCGTGCCAGCGCCCCGTCCGCTGCGATGCCGAACAGGCCGAGCGCCTCAAACAGTGCCAACTGCATCCTGACGTAAAGCTGTCCGCTGATGGGGCTGGCCAATGGGATCAACACGCGCCACTTGCGCGTCTCCTCGGTGGACGATGCGCTGGAATAGATCAGCATCGCGCACTTGCCGCAGACCTCGCGCACCGCGTTGGCCACGTCAGGCATCGTCGGATTGCCGCTGTCCACGTCCACGCACAGCATCCAGAAGTTGCCGCGCTCACGCTGCGCCTGATGCTCCCTGCCGTCAAATTTGCGATAGTCAGATGGAATGATGAACGATGCGGCCTTCTTGTCCACGGCCTGCGGTTTCGTCACCAATTGCGAAATTTCACGCAGCGTAATGCCGCCGTATGTCGTCGCCTCGTTGTGCTTCTTGGTGTCAGATGCACCGTGCGCGACTAACATCATAGCCTTGTTAATTGCTGTATTCTTTGATAAACTCATGGCGTGCGATATCCTGATCAATGTGTTGCACATCTAGACCACGCTGGACCTCCCGCCAGCGTGGTCTTTCTTTTCTATGTATCGGCGCGTTGGCGGTCAAGCTGATCACTCAGCCCGACCAGCGCATACATCCTAAAATGGAATTTCGTCATCCAGATCATTGCGCGGCTTTGGTGCGCTGTATGCCGTTTGCGCTGGCTCACCAAAAGGGTCCGCCGCTGCCGCTGGCTTCTCCATTGGCTTTTCAGAGAAATCGTCTAGACCACCTCCACCATAGACGCACTTGGTGACCTGCACGGCGTCAAAGAACAGGCTCAGGCCGTGGTTGCCATCTGGGTCAACTGTCGGTGCAGCGTAGAAGCGAATTGTGCCGACCGATCCACTCCACACGTTTGGATCTGCCAGTGGCTGCTTGTCACCGCCGATGACCTTCGGCGCATCGTTGATCGTGCCGTCAGCCTTCGTGCCGTTGCGTTTGGCTCGGAACTCGACCATGCCGTCATCCAGCTTTTTCATGCCGAACACGGTCTTGAACTCGCCAATCTTCGCGTTGACTGCCTTGCGCGCCATGAAGTGCGCCTTCAGTTGGCCGTGCAGCTTGGCCGCCGCATCCATTGGCATCACCCAGTTGACGGTATATGCAGCACCGCTGGCTGTTGGCTGGCACTGCTCTGACCGCTTCTCGCCAGTGTTGTAGCGGTATGTCGCGGCGAGGCGCGGATACTTCAACTCAACGTCAGGAACGATCACCTTCAAGAAATCATCATTAGCCATTTTTAGTCTCCTCAGTGGTTAAAATCATCGTCGCTTGGCGCATCAGCAAGCCAAGTCGGCAATTGGACAATGTTAAGGCTGGGCCATCCAGTTGGATAATCCTGCTCGGCCTCGGCCCGCTTTATGACATGGAGCGTGTGCTGGACACGATCGTATGCATACTGCAGGTAGTCATCGGACAGCACATGGATGCTGACCGCATACGGTGGCTTTTTCTCGACGGCCACAAACATAAACTGATCGGCATCCTGATTGGCGAGTGAAAGCGCCTTCAGGTAAAATGCCGCCTGCATATCGTAACAGTATTTGCGGATCTCGCGCTCAAAGCCGCGTGGACTTGCATCCAGCGTGGTCTTGATGTCGATCACCAGCCCACGGTCGCGCACGAATGCGTCTGGCCGTGTCTTGAGGCGCAGCCCAGTCTCAGGGTCGTCGGCAAAGAATGACGCCTCTATCACCGTCGACTTGTTTTCAAGAAATGCGCGCACGTTGTCGTTAGCCAAAACCGACTGCGCCATTGCCTGCGCTTGTTCATAGTCTCCAGAGGTGAGAAGCAATTGGCCATTCATGGTGGCCGCCCGCTGCTTTGCCTTCCAGTCCGCGCCGCGCCGATCATCTGGACCGCAGACCACATAGTTTAGATGTGGCTCCAGCACCAGCGAATGCACGGCAGTCCCAAGATCCCATGCAGTCTTGGTCTCCCTCACTGCGCCCTTCCAGTGTGCCAGCGTGCTGTTGGCAACCGTCTTGACGGCAGACGACGATATGCCTTCCTCGGCGTGATACGTCTCGTTGAGCATATCCAAGATCATCATGTCCGCATCTCCCTGTTGAGGGCCATGACTTCACGGGTGACGTAGTAAAACGTCTCCATGCCCATGTCGATCAGGTGGCCATACGGCATCGTCGGGTCCAGCACTGACGCCTGCATGGCGACACGCACGGGCAGCCTGTCGTATTTGTAAATCACGACTGGCTCCTTGTGGACTGACGTGGCGGCCTTGCGCGCCTGATCCCACCACGCTGGCTTGCAGCCAGTGCCGCTGGCGTATCGCTTGCACTCGATCACCCACGGCCAATCTCGGTCGTCGGCAATCAGGTCACCGTGATCGCCTGCGCGGTATTGCTCCAAGTCCCGCTTCAGCTTGACGCCCAAGTTCAGGAAAATCTCGTTGGCAATCTCACGCTCAAAGGCCGCGCCCTTGTTGCGTCCGTTGACTGGTTTCTTCGCGTCAGCCATCGGCCAGCCCGTCAGGCATATCCTTGACCGCTACTTGCAGTGCAGCCCAGCGCATCATGGTGGACGTGGCGATGCCCATCTTGTTTGCCGCACTGGTGATCGCATCGAACTGCTGCTCACTCATGCGGACCTTTACAATCCGATCCTTCATGTAGTCCTCCTGTGTCTAGTGTGGCCACATCTAGTGACCTTTTATCCCACAATCAAGCCCTGAAATAAAGTTTGGCAAAATGTGTTTTTCTTTCGATTGCCTATTGAAGTGGCCCTAGTGTGGCCCTATATAGGATGCATAAGCAAGCAACCAAGGAGACAGACAGATGCAGATCCAGATCAAAGAAGCCATCGCATACGAAGGTCCAGCAGTCCAGTACACGGGCGATGACGGTTACCCCACCGCCATCATCATGCCAGTCTTGGTCGCCATTGCCCGCGACGGTCGCTGGTTCCAGCTTCCCAACGGCATCGTGCGTGAGTACGACGACGAGTATGGCGACATGAATGTGCGCACCCGTTGGAACATCTGCAAAGCCAACGAGATGGCTGCGGCAATTAATGATCGCAAGTTCATCGATGACGAGCATTGGGTCGAGGTCAGCGAAGAAGGGATGGAAGCTTATAATTGTGGCGCGTATCAGTTCTGACTTTCTGGTGACCAGCCCTGCGGGGCTGGCATCCAGAGGGCCAACCAATAGTAACCAAGGAGACTTACAATGACAACGATCTCAATCAACACCGCAAAAAACCGCATCAACGTAAATGGTCGCGCATATCACGCAGGCCGCTTTGAGCAAATTGAAAAGACGGGCAGCGGCAAGTGGCAGGGCAAGGCATCTGGGCTTGACTTCACAATCTTTGGCGGTCTTGCGGCTGGTGGCTCACGCAACGAGTGGTTTGTGAAGTGGGAAACTCAAGGGGTGCAAGACTTTGTTAAGTGCGGCAGCGCCATTGAGGCGATCAACTTTATCAACAAACAATAGCATTGTGGGGCTGCGGCCCCAACCAACCAAGCAAGCCCTGAAATAAATTTTATCTTCATGTGTTTTTCTTTCGATTGCCTATTGAAGTGGCCCGCGTGTGTCCCTATATAGGATATATAAGCAAGCAACCAAGGAGACTGACAATGACCAACAACGAAATCATCACCGCCGCATTTGCCGACCTAAACGCAAAGATGCTGGAGCGCCAGTTGGAGTGGGCATACAAGCGCCAAGCAGCGGTCAAGGCATTGGTTGAGGAATTGTCGCCAAAGCGCCGCAAGATGGGCGAGTGGGCATACTACGATGCAGTGTTCGCTGCCGCTGGTGGCAAGACTTGGTTCAACCTGCTGACATATGGCGGCATTGCAAAAAACGTCACCAAAAACGTCGATGCAATCATCGCAAATCGTGACGCAAAGATCATCGCTGCGCTGGCCAAGGCTGGCATCACCGAGATCGCGCCGTTTGAATTGACCCACACCAGCGATGGCGTTGAAGGTCATTTTGACATCGACGGCCACCGCGTCACCATCAAGACAATCTTGGCAGGCGGATACAACATCCAATGCCTTCACCAGCGCACCACCGTCAAGGTGCGCTAACCCAACGGGGGCTGCGGCCCCCACCAACCAAGGAGACTGAAAATGAAAATGACTGACAGCCAAATGGAACAAGCGATGCGGATGTTGGAGCGCGGAAACACCCTGCGGTGGCATGGCTGGACGATAAAATTTGACTGGGCCATAGGATACATTGCAGACCGCAAAATGGCAGACGGGTCCGCAACTCACCTTGAGGTGTTCAGCGACTTCCCGACACTGGCAGACGAGATGTTTGAAATCGACAGCAAGGAAAAATCAAATGAGCAAGTTTAATCGCATCGCCAATGTCCAGTTCGCCATCAACGGCGAGGATCAGACCGTCACCGTGTCAAACCTGCCATATGTCTGGGATGACTTGACTGCGCCAATGGATCAGCAGGCGATATTTGATGCCTGCAATTATCTGCGCCGCATTGGCGTGCAGCGCGGCCTGAGCGTGGTCTGGGTTGAGACCAGCCCAGCGCCAGTGGCTGCGGACTGCCCAGAGTGCAGCGGCAAGGGATACAATGACTTTGACCGTGAGGAGGCAGACGGTTTCGTGACATACAAACCAAAATGCACCAACTGCAAAGGCACTGGCAAAATTGAGAAAACGGAGGAAGACAATGCGTAAAATTTTTGATTGGCTGATTGGCGACTTTGAGGACGCGGCGATTGCCATCATTTTTCTCTGCATCACGGTGGTGTTCTGCGCGTATATGGTGCTGGCATGATCAAGCAGCCATTTGAGACGTATGACGAGAAGGCGCTGGCCGAGGTCTGGAAAATGGAGGTCGAGATGTCTCGCAGGCATGACGACCCAGATGACAATCGCATTGCCAAGCCGCGTGACTACAGATGCCACAGCGATGTCGCGCTGAACCGTGTCATCACCGACGATATGCGTGGCATCATGTCAAAGTTCTGGCACAAGGGGCGTGAGGCATTCGTCGAGTGGGGCGACAACGAGATCGCCGCTAGATGCGGGATACCACAATACAGCATCGACAAAATCCTGACGCGCATGGTGAAGCTGGGCGCGCTGACGTGGCGCAGGAACCGTGGTAATAGGTTTTCACAGCGAGAGGAAATGATCATGTATCGCCTCACCGCCATTGGAGCGTCTGTTGCCACTGCCGACAGGCACGCACGCCAGCGTTTCGGTGGCGCAATGATGCCAATGCAGATGCTGTCGATCCGAAAGCAGATGGGCATCCTGCCACGCCACATGGCCGCACGATTGAACATTGAGGTCAGCGACCTACTTGCAATGGAGGCTGGAAAGAAACCAATATCCGCAGAGATGGCTGCGTCTGTTGACAATGAACTGAAAAAGCACATCCAACGCACATCAGACGTGCATAATATTTATGGGGAATAAAATGACAGGCAAAAACGAAAGCGCAATTTTCATCACAAACATCATCGGCAGCGGATCTGGGTTCGCCTCTCGCGCATCTGATGGCTACGGCGTGTTCATCCCGCCATCGGTGATGAAAACCGTCATGGACAGCGTGCAGGTTGGTGATCAGGTGATGGCCGTGACTGTGCCAAACTCCAGCGATCTCGACAAAAAACTGCCACTGATGGCGGTCAGCCTGTCCCTGCCTATCGACCTTCCGCAGAGTGAAGTTAAGAATGATCTAGGCTCTGAGATATCAATGGTGGACAGGGTTATGAACATCCTGACCGACACTGCATACGATGACCGATGGTTTACGATTGAAGATATGTGTGCAGAGTTGGGCATGAGCGAGACACGGCAGTCGTATGCCAGCATCAATTCTGCGCTGCAGTTTGCCTGTGACATGGGTATGTGCAGCAAGGTTCAGGCATACTCGTCAAGCGACACCAAGACTTGGTTTACAGTTGAGGAAATAAAGCCAGAGGAATAAAAATATCGGGCCAGAGGTGACTGTCTCTGGCCCGATATAATGGCAGATAGACTGGATCACCTCACCTTCGCAGCGGCAACTTGCCCAATCAGTTTACCCGTGCGCCACGCGCAGTCAACCTGTTTACTGTGCGCCTGCCATCGCGGACAGGGTTGACGATTGCGCCAACTCTGTGAACGCGCTGCCGTCTATTGTGATGGTCTTGTTCTTCACCTCTGCCGATGGCATGAAAATCATTAACTGTATGTCCAGCGCGACGAATACATACCAATCAGATCTACCAGCGTTTCGGGCGAGGAACCGATATTTGTCTCCGCTTTTCTTGTGCGCTGGGGTGTTTGACGCCTTGACTTCAAGTCTGACTACGCGACCAGACGGCACAACTGCGAGGATGTCCGTGGTTGAGTTCAGGTGATGCGCCTCGATGCCGTTCAGTTCAAGCAGATAGCAGCACAGATATTCCGCCGCCCTGCCAGTCTGCGTTGACCTGAGTTCCATCGTGCGGCCAGCTTATGCGTCAAACATTTTCTGCAGCGATGATGGGCAAATCACGCCATCTGGCGTCAATCCAACTTTCCCTTGCCACTTCTTGACGGCTGCCTCGGTGGCTGGCCCAAAGCTGCCGTCAGCGGTCAATCCTAGCGCCGTCTGAACGCGCTTGACCATGTCTCCGCCACTACCCCTGCGTAGCGTCTCAGAGGCGCTCTGTGGGGCGCTGTGCGCGGCCTTTGGTGTGTCGCCAGTTAAGACCGCCATAGCCTTCGCATAGCGCGCCTGACGGTCAGCTAGGCCAATGTCCCCCCCGTTAATGATCTCGCTGAGGCGTTTGACGTCAGAAGTGTCTGCGACCTCGTTTAGGTTTCGGCTATCCCAGAACCACAGCGCACTTTCCAGCGCGCCTTTTTTGGTCAGCAAATACTCTGCCGCTTGTTCCGCTGTCATGCCAATCGTCTTGCCAAAAGCTTCATGATTTGCGCGGCCCGTAATTTGCTTGAGACCTTTGCCTCTCATCGCCCACCCATCGCCATCCTGCACGTTTCCGAGCGCGCCTGCCTTGGAACGGTTCTTGTCCATGTAAACGTAGTTTGCGATTTTCTCAGGCTTGCCAGCATACTCGGCGGCATTGGCTTTCCCAGCACCAAAGTAGCGCGGAAACACCCGCAGCAGGGTGGCCTCCTTGTAATTCAGGTTTTCTTCAAGCACCCGAAAATCCATGCTCTCATGCGCGCACTGGCTCACAAATCCAGCGATGCGCTGCGGCGTGTTGATCTCATATGCAGGCAGCATCTCGTTGAGAGCCTCGCACCACTCTGCCGCTTCCTTGTTTGTCGGGATCATCTCTGACAGTTGGTCTGGTGTCAGTTTCATTTCGACAAACCCTTCTGCTTTTCATAAGTCCGCAGGCCACCGAGGCCAAGCATACCCATCATCACTGTCATCAGCGACGACATATCGAACTCAGGCAGTGGCGGGATGTCAACGCCAGCCACCGTAACGCCAAAGATGATCACGGGCTGCAACACAAAGTGATACGCGAATGCGCTGCCGCATACCCAGCCGATGAATGGACGCCAGCCGCCCTTGAACAGCGACCCGCTTGCCGCCTCCGCTTGGTTCACACCGATCTGGGCGATGGCGAGATCCTGCGCGTGCTTGTCGGCCATTGTGGCCAACTCATGCGCCAATGCAGCCTTCTGGTCTTTATCTTCAATAAACTTGTCCAAAAGTCCCGTGACTGGTCCGATCAATTTGCCGATCATTTGCCTGCCTCCATTGCGTTAAATCCAAAGTATGCCGCCGTAACTCCAGAAACGGCCACGACATAGACGGTGGCGATGTCAGCAACCAAGCTGGCCGCCGCGTCCAGACCGAGCAGTGACGCGGTCAGGATTGCCACTGGATACATGACCATGCCAGCCAAGGCGAACCACGTCATGCGGCGCTGTGCGTCTCGCTTGGCATCGGCATCTTCCATCTTGCGCCGACGATCTTCCAGCATGATGGCGCGCTCGTCGCGATCAATCTTGCCATTTCCATTGATGTCATATTCTTCAAGTGTCATCACCATTTCCCCTGACTGTGACCGACAAACCAAAACACTGTCGCCGCACCAGCAAATCCAGTCAACACGATCAGCGTGCCGAGCGTCCAGACCATGATCGCCTCTTTGATTTCGGCTTTGCGGTATATTGTGTCTTGTTGCTGCTTTCTGATCTTGGCCTCTATTGACAAAAACTCTTGCCAACCAGACTGACCCCACGAGTATGAAATCAGCTTCTTTAACTCTGCACGCTGGAACTCTTGCTGCTTTCTTGCCGCGAATACCTCAATGGCATTCTGCTCGACATTGCCAAATAGGATTTGAAATATATTCGGATCTTCGACCTTGCGCGCCACAAACGAGACATCAGAGACGGCTTTGCCCCACTCACCAAGCTGACCAGCCATGTCCTGCAGTTCACGGCCAGCGGCGATCCCCTTTTGGATCATGCTGAACGCTTTGGTTCCAGCACTCACCGCCATGCTGATGGAAATTGGATCGAACATGGCAGACGCCCCTTACTTGCGGTCCCGCAGGTATTCCTCAATGCTGTCCAGCTTCATAAAGATCGCCCGCACAGTTTCACGGAACTCTTTCATTTCACGGTCAGATGACAGTTTGTTGGCCTCAACCTGAGACTTCAAGACTGCAATGTCTGTATGGTGGTCCTGCTGCCGCGTCCACAATACATAAACAAAGGCCGCGATTGGCGCGACGATCCACTGCATGACGGCATTGACCATTTCCATCTTAAACACCCTTAATCCGAAATGCTGCAAAGTCACCATCCATCAGCTTGCGCTTGCAATATTCCGCAAACTCAATTGACCCGATGGCTGCGCCACACTCACGCGACCATTCTTCGGCCACCACAAATGGAATGCTGCCCACCTTACGATGCGCGGCCTGACCATACATCGACGGCAACTCTGACGCCTCTCGACGGTTGTTGTCCATGATCAACTGGACATCCTGCGACCGCTTAATGATTAAGCGACCGTCATCCTGAAACATTCTTTCTGCGACTTGTGACATGGCTATGCCTTCTTTGTTGACGCCTTTGGCTTTTCTTCCTCGACCTTAACAGCCATGCCAAGTGCGATCAAGTTTTCGCCAACTGCAGCGTCAACTTCGCCAACGTAGCCAGCGTCCTGCGCCTGCCCGTCAAACCATACCTGACGTGTCCCAGTAAGTTTAATTTTCATGCTGACCTCCAAATAAAGCTGTGGGGGCAATGGCTGCCCCCACATATCTTAAATTACAGTGCTGGGTTGATGTCAGCGATGACGCCGTGCGCCTTCTCAGAGTCAACCTGCAGGCCATACTCGGTCGAGATCAGGCGGTTTTCAGCGTGGCCAGTGCGCGCCAATGGCTGCTGCTTGACGTTCTGCAAGTATGCAACCTTGGCATAGGCTGGGTCCAAGATGAACACGTCACGCGAACGAACAAAGCGCGAAGGCACAATGGTCAAGGTTCCGAAGTCGCTGACGTAAACGTCAATGGCTGCGGACAGGGTCTTGTCCATGATGTCCTTATACTTCGTCGCATTACCAGTGAAGGTCGAGGAGATCTTCGACTTCACGCCAGCGCCACACAGCACAACGCTTGGCTCTGCGCCTGCGGTCCAGCAGCTTGCAATGGTGGTGTTCAGGATGGTCTCAGTCAGTGCGCGCAGCGTGCCGTCAGTGGCCGCAGCGTCTGGATAGCCAGCGGTTGTGCCAGACAGCGTGCCAGATGCACCGCCAACGCCACGATCCACGTTGGTGGTCAGGAACGCCGACAGGGTGGCAGTTGCGCGTGCAGTGCCAGATGCACCAGCGGCTGCAGCCGAGTTGGAGCCAACCAACATGGTTTCCATATCGCGCTTCAGTTCTTTCAACTTCAGTGCAATCTGCTTGGCCACGGTCTGGTTCGACGCAACGCCGTTGACCTTCTCAGCGGTATCCGAGACCGAGACGATCTTGTCCGAAATCTGAGTGTAGTTGGAAAGGCGTTTGGCATTGGTAGGCGCGTCAACTGCTGGTGCAGCTTCGCCTTCAATGACGCGGTTCGACGACGATGCAGCAGCCAAATCGACTTCTGCCCACTCAAAGTAGGTGTTCGACACATTTTTTGTGCCGATTGCAGTCATAAATGGCGTTTCGGTTGGCGAGATGCTGATCAAAGCATCCTGCAGATCCTCACGGATCGTGGTGACGTTATACGTCTGGTTGGTATTCGCGGTAACACCCATTGGATTGTCCTTTCACGGGGTTTAAGATAACAAGAACTTAGCAACGTCATCTACGCTGCCAGTGGCTTTCATGCGCTGCGCGACTTTCTGCTTCGCCTTCGCCGTTGCTTGGGTCTCGCTGTGCTTGACGCCAGCCTTAATGACTGGACGAGCATTCTGCATTTTGGTCTGAGCGCCCTGTGACTTGGCAAGCATCTCACGATACTTGATCGCATCGTTCAGCACGCGGATTGCGCGTGATGATGTCTCCGATGTCACTTCCTCGACAGTCAGTCCGTAATGCTCAACTGCACCCTTCACCAATTTATCACGATAGGCAGTTGCCCGCTTAGGGTCCGCCAGTTCGGGAATGACTTGCTGCAAGGCGGAGAGTTCCTCCTGCACCAAGGCTTGGTGTTGCGCCTCCATTTGAGCCTGACGATGCTGCTCGACAACATTCAGCATTTGCTGTGTCTGTTGATATTCAGCAATCTTTTCTCTGTACTCCATGTCAGCTTCCACGAAGCCAATTGGATCACTCTTGAAAAGTTCGCGGCTCGGTGGCTGGGGTGGAGTTGCTCCAATCCCTGCCTGTAGGCGCTGACGTGTTTGAGATAAAAAGTCAGCCTCGCCTTTTAGCTGCTCGACAAATGTTTCAACCTGCTTGCGCTGGTTGGCCACATCTTCGAGCCGCTTCTGGATCGCCGCCTGTCCTGAAAAACCCTGTTTTAGCTGCTCCAAAGTCACGTTTTGAGGCTTACCGTCCACCATTACTGTGTGGAGGCTCTCTTGTGGCTCCTCGTCAACCTCGTCGTTTTCCTCGTCGTGATCCTCGTCGTCGGCCTCGATAGCATCATCAGCCTCGACATCATCTGTCGCCTCACCATCGTCGATGGCTTCTACAGATTGCTCATCCTCATCATCAGCCTGAATGGCTTCCTGATCATTGACTTCGGACATCAAAAGGCTATCCGCCACGGCGTCAATGCTGCCGTCTTGATCAGTCGTGTTCACGGTCCCGATCCTTTCTTTAACTGCCGATCAAACATCTTCCCAGCATCGACAAACGATTGCAGAGCCTCAGTCATCTTCGACTGCGCCAGAACAATTCTGTGCGCTTCCATGATCTCGTCCTGCGTTGAATTGGGGTGTCTGAATACCCCAACACAATTCTCATATACCACATCTTGTGCGGCTTTGAAAACCTCATCTACCAGTAGTAGTTCAGCTTTACGCGCTCTCCCGATCACATCCATCACATACCGCCGTTAATTTGTGGGCCAGACATCAAGATGCGCTGCAGGTTCTGCTCACGCTGCAGAGCCAGCTTATCCACCTCGACACCATATTTTGCCGCCAGTTCCGCATCCTTGATCGCAAGATCCTGCGCCATCTGATCGCGCTTCAGGTCGTCGTCCATGATGGCCTTGCGCGCCGCCTCTTGCGCCTTGAACTGCTCAATGGCGATGCGCTGCTGGGCCTTCATTTCCTCTGCCTTCAGGAATGCCTCGTTGGGATCCATTGGCGGCTCTTGGCCCTGCGCTTCCTGCGCTGCCATCTGCTGCAATTGCTGCTCAATCTCTGGCGTGATTGGATTGAAGTAACGCTCAGAGTTGCGGATGCCTGCCAGTGCCAGCATATCGGTAAGCGTGTTCCGCATACCCGACAAAGTGACGACACCGTTGTTTGGTCCATACTGCGTGTAAACCTGCTGCTGAAGTTGCAGGATTTCGCGGTATGCCATCGCCTTTTCTTCATCGCGGCCAACGCCCAGCCCGACATTAATGGTGAGATCCATAGCAACATCCCACAGGCGAGGGTCGACTGGCTGGAACTCGCCATTGATCCGCATCCAGTTGGCCGCGTCAGCGTGCTTGATGGTCAACGCCAGCATGATCTTAAACAGGCGGCGCATACCACCCTCAGCCAAGTTGCGCGCCATGACCTCAATCTGCCCCGCAGCAGCCTGCACAGTGGCCTGCACGGCTGCCTTGGTGGTTGACTGCAGGGCATCAGGCGTCAGGCCCATAGACGCACGGCTCACGCCTGTCTTTTCCTCAATGCCAGCGTCAAGATACTGTAGCGCCGCCATTGTCTGGCCAGCCACGAATGGGACGGCTAGTGGCTGCACCGCGCCAGCCTGACGCATACGCACGACTGCACCGATCTCATTATTCAGAATATCGTCTAAATTAGCCTGCCCCTCTACAACACTCAACCGCGGGTTGTTGACCATCGCCACGTTGTCAAGAATGCCGCGCAAGACAGCCGTGGTGGCGTCCTGATCTGGCATAACGATGTCGGCTATGGAGCGACCCCAAAATGTGTGCGGCTCTGGGTCAATCTGGAAGACGGCGTATGGGATTTCGTCACATGGCTCTGCATCCAGCAACTTGTAGCTGGAGCCACCGAGTGTGACTTTGTGCAGGATCGGGATACCCGTGCCGTCTTTATCTATCCTAATATAACATTCTGTGATGGTCACCAGCTTCATGGAGATGTCGGCGCTCTGATCTGCCTCGTCGCCATTGAGTGCATATCCGCGCCGTTCCTGATCCTCCTCATTGGCCGTGTCGGCAACGCTGATGGAGTTGTCCAATTCAGACACGATGCCAAAATCGTAGCCCTGAGCGACAAGATCGCCAACGCGCATATCCACACGGTTTCCGCAGACATAGCAGTCGTCAATGCTGCGCGCTGCGCGGTCAATAAAGAAACTCTCAGGCGGCACGCTGATGACCTCAATGTCGCCCTTGCTGCGCCTGTGCAGGATCTTCATGTCATGCGTGCGCGGCGTGGCCTGCATCATTGGGTCCATGCCGTCGATGATCTCGGCGGTGACTTCCTCGGTGGCGCTATGCTCAATGACTTCAACGTCTGGATCATCAACCAGCGCATACGCCTGCTCGTCTGACAGGCCAGTGTAACTGTAAACTTTGGACAGGTCTGTCTTGACGTAATACGCCTTTGCAATGCCGATCTTCTTGACCAGTGCATCGTGGATCACGTCAGACAGAATGCGGAACCCGCCGATGCTCTGAAACTTCCAGTGCATATATGATGTCGCCTGATCGGCCAGTGGCACATCCTCTGGCCCGTTTGGCACATATTCGACATAGCGTCCGCTGGACAGGAACACACGCATCAGCGATGGCTTCACGGCGCGCACAGTGTCGCGCACCTTGGTTGACACCAAGCCAGATCGGCCAGTCTCATATGTCAGGTCTGTCTCGCCGTCAAAGTATCGCTGCGACTTGATGCGAATTGGCGAGATTTCACTTGAGATAAAGTCAACGGCGTCCTGCACGGCCATCGACACGATGCTGTTGACCTCCTCGATTGACAGAGGCTTTGGCCCCTCCACGGGCGCGCTGACCGCGTCATCCGTGATGTCGATGCCGTCTAGGATGAATGTCTCTGCGTCAATTTCCATGTCGTGTCCTTACTGTGACAAAGCCTGTTTTGTGCCGATCACTCACGGCCAGACTGTAACCCAAAATTAGCCCCAAGCAGGCCAGAGTAGACCTCTGGACGGCGTGACAATTGCTGGCGCATCTGCTCGTCAATTATGTTGCGCTGGTTTAGGCGCTGCATGATGCTGGCCTGCTGTGCTGGATCTGCGGAGAATAGCATTCTAGACATATCTGCCGCACCTCGCTCACCGATGCCCTGCGCCCGCGACATCATGCTTTGCGCGGCATTATACGCAGCGCCAGTGACATTGCCAGTTCCAGCCTGCCCCAAGATGCTCATAATGTTTGACGGATCAACTCCGCTATCCTCGCGCTGCATAAGGCGCTCGGCTGTCTCAGAGCCGCCCATCACCTTGCGCGCAGTCCGCACCTTGTCCTGCTGGATCTTAATAAACCGCTCAAACCGTTCAAATTCCTTTGAGTTTTCAAACGCAAGGCGAAGTGCCGATCGACGCTGTGGTGACCCAAAGATTGTCGTGGTGAAGTCTGACGCATCGCCAGTGACAGATGCAAGTTCCTGCACCTTGCTGATGACACCAACGCGCAGTGCCTCTTTCTCTTGCGGCGTCATCTTACTGACTTTGCGCGCCAATTCCTTTTCAGGAATGCGGTTGAACAATGCGCCCGCGTCATAGGCAGACTGCAAGCCTGACCGATCTGCAAACATTTTATTGG